AAACAGGGGTTGGATTCAGTTTTCAAGCAACTATCGCTTACTTCGGCCGGCTTTCGCCTCTTAGAGCCTTTCGGCCGCCTCCGAGCTGACGCTTAGGCCGCGCCCCAGCCCGCCCCTCCGGGGCCCGGTTCCTGCTGTCAAGCTGGTGTTTCTAGTGTTCCTTTGGTGCTTCCAGCATCCTTGCGGATGCTGGACCCTGCTGTCAAGGGCCGGTGTTGCTGGCCCCTGATGCGCTCCGGTCGCCCTCTCGGGCCGGATACCCGTTGTCGCCATGGTGGGCCGTTACCCCGCCATCTAGCTGATGGGCCGCACGGTCGGCCCCTTCATGCGAAGGACTGGGGCGGATTCCGTACGTGTTACTGCGCCGGTCGCGATGTTGCTGCGACCCCTCCGAGCCGTAGTGGCCTCGGGCTCCTGCGGTCAAGTCCCGTGTTCCGAGTACTTGGACCGGCATCCCCGAAGGTTAGCATCCGGTCCGTTCCCCGGCCTACCGTGTGGGCTAGGCGGGCCTTGCCGGGCTCAACCCTTGCGGATCGAGGTCCCTGGTGTCAAGCCCTTCCGGCTGACTGCTCCGTGTTGGCCTGACAACGAGAACTCTCCTCCTGTCCGGAGGGGAATGCAATCACCACAGAGTGATAGTTCCATGATCTTTTACTACTGTGTGTTACTTGCATCAGTGCAAGGTTGAATGTTCAACCATGTAGGCAAGAAAGACAGCCCCCCGAAAGGGGCTGTCTTGTCCGGAGGAAGATCAGAACCAGACCACGCGCTCACCGTTCAAGCGGATCTCGACATCCCCCTCATTCACCCATGGGGTGTTGGTGTACCCCTTGGCCACAGATGCCGCCCACGACCATCCGAGGCCGTCCATGCTGTTGACCAGCATTCCACAGCGGTAGACAGCCCAGCGGCCGGAGAGGGGGGCCAGGCGCTCATGTGCGGCTGCGATCAGACCGGCCACGTGCCAAGCCCACTCCGCCTCTTCGGCGTCCACGGACTCATCCGTGGCCACCTCCGTGAGTCCGCAGTCCTCTTCGGCCACTGCGGTGCGTCCCCTGCATTCCTCGCACGTGCCGTCCCAGAATCCACGGCAGGGGTTGGCGGTCACGTGCTCGGCCGCCCATGCGGCAGCGTCAGCAATGGTCATGTCCGCCACGCCGGTCCGCTCAACCATGCGAGAGCAGCCATCGAACAGATAGGCATCTCCCGTGGCCGGAGTCCACTGGACCCTGATCTCACCACCGTTGTGCGCAGTGTAGGCGGACCGCGTCCCCGGCATGAACGGAGTGAACGTGACGGGCTTCGAGTCGTCTCGCATGGCCTCTCCCCTTGCTCCGGCCGCCCCCTGATGGGGCGGCGCTGTTGTGCGCCTCCAGCTGGCCCTACGTAGGCAAGTGCTGTCAAGAGTGAGATCCCATGTCTTCACACAATCTTCACAGATGTAAGGGGCTCAGTGCGGGTTGCGATCCTTACATCTGCGCGCTTGTTAGACGCGTGTCTAACAGTGCGGGTGGACTTGTCTAGACCAATGACTCACGTGGTCTAGACCACTCATGGGTGGAGAGTCCCCTGTGAACATAGTCAACACACGCTCGTTGCCCCAGGCAACCATCGACTTCTCGTCACATTGACGCTAACTCATGACTATGCGCTCCCATGCATACGTATTCACAGAACATTCACATCTATTCACACCATGCACACATGATTACGCGCATTCATGGTGGCACATGAGCGGGCCATGTATTCATGCTCGCATGTATTCCTGATATCACATGTGTGCATTCTTGCCGGGGCTCAGGCTGTGTGGTTATAGACCAATAACTTGGGCTCTGAATTGCGAGCAACAATGGGCATTAATTGTGAATGGGTGCATTCATGGAATAGCGGACCCGGGGGCATTTAAATGCGGGCGCGTGTGTGTGTGTGAGACCACATCCAACTGCGTAATATTCCCCGATGACCAAGAGTCCGGAGCGCAAGGAGCCCCTGACTGAGCAAGCGCTCATGTCCAAGTTGACCTACTATGAGTGCATGTATCCATGTGACCTTCGTCTCACTTTCGGGCAAGAGGGTATATGACAACGCTGTCATACCCCCATATAGTAAGTGAGAGAGCGAAGCGAACGAACGACAACTACTTGTTAACATGTAATCATGAACTACTCACCCCCCTAAAGGGGGTGAGTATAGTTCACTATTACATGGTTACTAGTTAACATGAGAACACGTAACACACCACTGCCCTTGAGGGGCAGTGGTGATACTTGTAAACATGAGAACATGTAATACCCCACAGGGGTGGGGATCCCCCTCCGGATAAAGCGAAGCGCCGCCCCTAAAGGGCGGCGTGAGCGATAACGAGGTAACTCGTCAACACGTTAACATGTAATAGGGGAGGTGCTTGAATTGGCCACGGTATACAAGAACATGGAAACCGGCAGGATCACCAAGACGCCTCCGAAGAAAAGGGCTAGAGGGAAGGTGGAACACAAGGGCCACGAGAGCGGCCTTTCCACCGGAGCGAAGAAGCGTGCGTTTATTGATCTTATGCGCAGTGGCCTCGGGACCACGAGGGCCCTTGAGGAATTGCAGCTCAGTTCTGCGACTCTCACGTACTGGCGTAAGACGGATGAAGAGTTCAAGGCGGACCACGAACGCGTCAAGCTGATCAAGAGCGCGCCCGGAGAGGCGCGCAGGAACATGCCGTCGTTCGAGGACTTCTGCATGAAGTACCTCGACACGCAGTTGTTCAACCACCATCTCCAGTGGGTTGATTTGCTCGAAGGCCGCGAGCCTCGCAATCTCCACCCGAACCAGGTCTACGTTCCTGGCGAGCCCGAGATGCTCCTGATCAACACTCCGCCCGAGCACGCCAAGTCCACGACGATCACCATCAACTACCTGACGTATCGGATCTGCGAGGACCCGAACCTCCGCATCATCATCGTCTCCAAGACTCAGGAGATGGCCAAGCGGTTCCTTCGGGGCATCAAGGACCGGCTGTCCTCAACGAACGAGAATTACCGGCAGCTCCAGATCGACTTCGCACCGGAAGGCGGCTTCGATGCCAACAGCGCAGCATGGACAGCGGACAGCATCTACCTCTCCTCCGATCTGCGCAATAGCGGCGAAGCTTCGCCGACGGTTCAGGCGCTTGGAATCCGTGGCCACATCTACGGTTCCCGTGCAGACCTCATCGTCATGGACGACTGCGTTGACATGGGAAACGCCCACGAGTACGCCAAGCAGATCGACTGGATTCAGAACCAGGTGCTCAACCGCCTCTCCTATCCCGGAGGTCGTCTTCTCCTCATTGGAACCAGGCTTCAACCTGTGGACCTTTACTCCGAGATCCTGAAAGACGAATACTACGGTGAGGAGCGCTCCCCATGGACGTACCTTACTCAGCCCGCCGTCCTGGAGTTTGCCGACAAGACGGACGACTGGGTGACACTGTGGCCATGGACGAACCGTCCTCCGGTCTCAATCCACGCCAGGAAGCTCGTGCAGCAACGGGACGACGGCCTGTATCCCATGTGGTCTGGACTGGCGCTTTCGAAGCGTCGCGCGGGCATGAGCCCGCGCAACTGGGCCATGGTCTACATGCAGGAACAGGTGGTTGAGGATGCGATCTTCTCCGTCAAGAACGTCACCGGATGCGTGGATGGCATGCGCGCTGCGGGACCAATGGTGCGAGGAGCACCGGGACACCGCGACGCGGGGATGGACGGCCTTTCTGTCATCGGTGGCTTCGACCCTGCAATCACAGGGAACAGTGCTTCTGTCATTCTCGGAGTCGATCGCAACACAGGAGTCCGATGGGTGTTGGATGTGTGGACGCGCGGCAATTGCAAGCCAGACGACATCTTCGACAAGATCAAAGAGCTGACGATCAAGTACCACGTCGCAGAGTGGCGCATCGAGAAGAACGCCATGAACCTTATGGTCACGCAGAACCGCGAGATCCGGAACTTCCTCGCATCCCGTGGCTGCCTTCTCAAGGAGCACTTTACCGGGAAGAACAAGTGGGACGCTGACTTCGGTGTCGCGTCCATGAGCATGATGTTCGAAGGATGGGAACAGGGCAAGAACCTGATCCGGTTGCCCTCCCGCTCAAGCGGGGAGGGCATGAAGGCATTCATCGAACAGCTCACCACGTGGTTCCCGGAGACCAAGGGCAAGACGGACACCGTGATGGCTCTGTGGTTCGCGGAGATTCGCGCACGCGAACTCGTCAACGAACTGGAGTCCGTGTTCCACATGGAGAATCCCTACCGCTCGGGCAGGGACAACAACAAGATCGTAACAGTAGACCTCGACTACGCCTCTCAGGCTGCGTTCGCTGGTCATGTCACCGGAGAGTGGTGGAGTTAGTGGGTACGTTCAACGGCCTCAAGGCCGTCTTGCAGGCAGAGGTCGGATACCACGAGGGCAGATCCAACGGCCATTGGGACAACGTGGAGAAGTACGCTCCACTCGTTCCTGAGCTGTCGTGGGCCCAGGGCCAGCCCTGGTGCGCTGTCTTCACCACATGGGCATACCGCACCGCGAAGGTCAAGGAGGGCACCTTTGCTGTCACCGCTTCCGTAGAAGCGGCGATGAACTGGTACAAGGCAAAGGGTCGATGGTCGGAGAAGCCCAGTCTCGGCGCTCAGGTCATCTACGGCGGTCATGTTCACACCGGAATCGTGGTGGGGTTCGACGACACCACTATCACCACGATCGAGGGGAACACGAACGACAGCGGTGGCGCGGAAGGCGATGGCGTCTACGTCAAGACGCGCAACCGGTTCTCGGATTTCGTGACCGGCTACGGCTCGCCCGACTTCGACAAGCCCACTCCTTCCGCTCCGGCCTTCCCCGGTCGGGACAAGTTCCTTCTCGGCGTCAAGAGCGACGGTGCTCTCCAGCTCCAGAAGTGGCTCGCAGCGATCGATGCCAAGATCAAGGGGACCGTCGGACCGGCCTACAAGGTCGGGCCGTCGAACCAGATGACCAAGACGGACATCGCGAAGGTGAAGGCGTTCCAGCAGCACTTCGTCAAGGATCTCGGCCCCGCTGATGGCGGGACCGGTCCACTCACCTGGCGCTACGCCTGGGAAGTGGCGAACGGAAAGCGGTCCTGGTGACCGCTGAAAGGAGGTAGGCATGGCAAGGTCGATTGCTGAAATCCACCAGCGAGTAGAGCG